CCTGCTGAACAACTGGGACGAATCGCTGCCCCTGATCCAGATCACGGGCAGCGGAAGCGGCGTGCTGACGGTCGGCGGCGTTACTGTGACGATCGACAGCATGGACGGCAGCCTGACGCTGGACGCCGAAACGCAAAATGCCTACAACGGCCTTGAAAACAAAAACAGCACGATCCGCATCGCGGGCGGAGAGTTCCCGACCCTGCCTGCCGGTGAAACGCGGATTACTTGGAGCGGCGGCGTCACTGCGGTGGAAATCACGCCGAGATGGAGGGCAATATGAAACCAATCCTTTTTCCGTCCACCGCGACGGAGTTTAACACGCACGGCCTCGGCGTCCTGACGGATGCCATCAGCTGCACAGTCACCGAGGAGCGCAACGGCGCTTTCGAGTTGACGATGCAGTACCCGGACACCGGCGTGCATTTCGGCGAGATCACGGATCGCTGCATCATCTATGCGATCCCGAGCCCATACCGGGCGCCGCAGCCTTTCCGTATCTACCGGATCACGCGGCCGATGGACGGAATCATCATGGTATACGCGCAGCACATCACCTACGACCTCTCCGGCGTGCCGCTCAATCCTTTTACAGCGATCAACGCGCCGGATGCGCTTTCAAAACTCAGCCTCAACGCGGCGGTGGACAGTCCCTTCACATTTTGGACGGACAAGGCTACCGTCGCGTCTTTTGCTGTCTCGACACCGTCGTCGACGCGCTCGGTTCTCGGCGGTTCATCCGGCTCGATCCTCGACGTGTACGGCGGTGAGTACGAGTGGGACGGCTTTACCGTCCGCTTGTACGGCCATCGCGGATACGACAACGGCGTCGTGATCAGCTACGGCAAAAACCTGACAGACATCGAGCAGGACCGCAACATCTCCAACGTGGCGACCGGCATCTATCCGTATTGGACAAACGCGGAGGGTGCGCTCGTGACCTGCGACCCAAAGATCGTCAACGCGCCGGGCACGTACGATTTTACGCGCGTCGTGCCGGTGGATTTTTCCAACGATTTTGAGACGCAGCCGACGCCGGCGCAGCTGCAGGCGCGTGCGGAAAAATATGTCGAGGACAACAAAATCGGCATACCAAAAACGAGCATCACGGCGAGCTTTGTTCAGCTTGAACAGTTTCCAGAGTACGAGGACCTTGCGCTGCTCGAAAAATGCGACCTCTGCGACACGGTGACAATCCGCTACCCGCAGCTCGGCGTGGAAGCGAAGGCCGAGATCGTCAAGATCAAGACGGACGTGCTGCTTGAGCGGTACAACTCCGTCGAGATCGGCGACGTGCGCACCAACATCGCGGACACCATCGTTGGGCAGCAACAGGAGATCAAGCAAAAACCGAGCGAGACTTACTTGCGCGAGGCAGTGCTTGCGCTTACGGAAACCATCCTCGGCGCATCCGGCGGCGCGGTGCGCCTGCTGGATACCAACAACGACGGCATGCCGGACACGCTGTACATCGCGGATGATCCGGACCCGACCAAGGCGCGCAATGTGTGGCGCTTTAACCATGAGGGCTGGGGTGCGAGCGATAACGGATATAACGGGCCGTTTTCCTACGGAGCCACGTTAAAAAACGGTATGGTCGCCGATTTTATCACAGCGGGCACGCTCAACGCTGATCTCGTCAACATCGTCAACTTGATCGCCAACCATGTTGTAAGCCGAAACGCCGGGTTTGAAATGGACCTGTGGGCGGCGGTGCTGAGGCTGATGGAAAACGACAACCTACGCGTGCGCATCTACTCAACAGACCAAAGCGCCGGAGGCATTGTGCAGGTCTTTTCCGGCACCGTGACAAATGAGGGCGGCCTCGGCGAGGACAGCAATTACTCGTACTTCGGGCCGATTGGCGTAGGCGTGGGCGAAAAAAGCGACGGAAGCTATACCGGGACGATTAAAACTGGGACGCTGGTCGTCTACGACAGGGTAAAAACCGAAAGCGGAAACTCAATCCTGTCCATAGTAAACGGGCAGCGCATCGGGCACTTTGACCGGCTCGCCATCGGCGATAACGCAGATTTTAGCGTGTCGTGGGTATGGGACCCGCAACTCGGTCGATACGTGCTCTGCAGCAATAACTAGTAGGGGAGGACGAAAAAATGCCAATTGAAACAACGGCGGCGCTGCGAGTCGACCTGCTCGACCCGGGAGCGCCGCAGATCATTCACGCGGTGCAGGACGACAGCAACAGCCGCAAAATCGCTTTTAGCATCTACGCGGGCGGCGCGCAGTGGAATGTGCCCGACGGCACGCTTGTGACCGTCCGCTACAAAAAGCCAGACGGCACCGCAGGCTTTTACGACACGCTGCCTGACGGCAGCACGCCGGCTGCGACGATCGACGGCAACGTCGTGACCGTGGCCCTTGTGCCGCAGGCTTTTACGGTGCGCGGCAACATACCGGTACAGATCAAGCTGTACGATAGTGCAGGCACCAGCATCACGACGTTTGCGGTCGTGATGCACGTCTCGGCCAACGTCGTCTCAGACGCGGAGATCGTCTCGTCGGATTACTACAGCGTCCTGACCAAGCAGATCGCCGATGCACTCGCGGCGGCGGAGGGAATACCGGGACAGGTGTCTGCCGCGCAGGCAGCGGCAAAACAGGCTGCATCTTCGGCCAACGCAGCGGCAGGCTCAGCGACGGAGGCCGCCAGCTCGGCGAGTACAGCCTCCACCGCGGCCGGGCAGGCGCAGACAGCGGCCACCAATGCGGGACAGTCCGAAACCAACGCAGCCACCAGCGCAAGCAACGCGGAAGGCGCCAAGACTGCAGCAGAAACGGCAGCCAACAACGCCAGCAGCGACGCGGCTGCGGCCGAAAACGCGAAAACGGCAGCGCAGACCGCGGCGACGAATGCGCAAGAATCCGCGCAGAGCGCGGCAGAATCGGCTTCGCAGGCAGCGAACACGCTTGCGAACGCGCTGCCGAAAACCGGCGGGGAGATCACAGGGACCCTTAAGGTTATAGGCGCAAATACGCCTAACTTTTTGGGCGAGTTTTCGGACATGGTCACGGCGGGATGGAACGCTATAAAAAACTGGTATGATGAGATACCATTTCACGCCGGAAATTTTGCGCTGATCAACAGCGGCCAAGCAGCTCACGGGCTCCCGACCGGATGGGTTTTTTTGGTTGCGTACAAAACGGAAGATCTTTACGGGATCATCGAAGCAACTGTTTATGAAAATCCCTACAAAAGGATCACGGTGATCTACGAGAGCGATATCCCGGATTTCTCGGCAATGAATGCTGCAACGTAGAGTGACGGAGGAAAAATGGAGGAAATTCTTGTCGCGATCATCACCGGCGGGCTTGCGCTTGTCGGCGTGATCATCACCAACGTCGCCGGTAACCGCCGCGCAGAAGAAAAGCTCCGGGTCGCGCAGGCGATCACGGACGCGAAGATCGAAGAGCTCACGCGGGAGGTGCGAAAACATAATAATTTTGCCGAAAAAATCCCCGTAATACAAGAGCAAATCAAGGTCGTAAACCACCGCCTTGCAGACCTGGAGGACATCGAAAGGAAGGATCACCCATGAAAACAAAGTGGAAAAATTGGCTCAAGGCCGCGGGCGTCCGCGCTGTGAAAACAATCGCGCAGACCGCTGTCGCGACGATCGGCACCTCTGCGGTGCTCGGCGAGGTGGACTGGATCGTGGTAGCCAGCGCGTCGGTGCTCGCCGGCGTGCTCTCGCTCCTCACAAGCGTTGCCGGCCTGCCGGAGCTGCCCGACACGGACGGAGACGGTTTTCCGGATCAATAAAGGACAATCCGAAAAGAGATGATATAAATTGTTTGTGCATGAGATCACATTGGACGGATACGCTGCGCAGTGTGCCGAACAGCCGATCCGCCTCGGCACGGCGGGCAGCTACGGCGTGGAGACATTGCGCGTGCTACGGCAGGGCGAATGGGTAGATTACGATATTATCATCGCTTTCCGTCCGCCAAAAGGCGAAACCGTGCAAATACGCCTTGGATCGGATAATGTCGTGTCTGTCCCTGCGGAGGCCACTGCGGTTGCAGGCACGGGAGAGCTCACGTTTGCAGGATATACGGACGGCGTGCGCCAGATCTCCGTGAGCCAAATCTATCGTGTGGCAGTAAGCGCGGGCGCGGAGGGAATCGCCCCCGCAGAACCTACGCCGGACGTGGTACAGCAGATTTTGTCGGCGGCGACTGAAGCGGCTAACGAGGCTGAACAAGCTCAAAAAGTTGCTCAAAGCGTCCGTGATGACGCTGATGCAGGTAAATTTAATGGCCCGCAAGGTCCTAAAGGTG